ATGTATGGAATAATCAGATAATAGATAGAGATTTTATAGATGCTGATCATCATGAGTCTATGTTTAGGAGCTTCATTTGGTTTATCTCAGGGCAGGAGGTAGAGAGATATGATACTATGAAGAGCGTAATAGGCTATATGCTACATTCTTATAAGACCTCAGCTAATAACAAAGCAATTATTCTCAATGATGAAACTATCTCAGATAATCCTAATGGAGGGAGTGGTAAAGGTATTCTGATTAATGCTATTGGATACATGAAAAAAGTTAGCACTATAGATGGTAAGACTTTTGACTCTAATAAATCATTCCCTTATCAGACTGTCTCTTCTGACTGCCAGGTCCTAGCATTTGATGATGTAAGAAAGAACTTTAACTTTGAGAGCTTATTTAGTATAATCACTGAGGGGCTTACTATTGAATACAAAGGTAGAGATGCAATTAAACTACCTGTAAAAGACTCCCCTAAGGTCCTTATATCTACTAACTACACTATAAAAGCAGATGGTGGCTCTTTTAAGCGTAGAATGTTTGAGGTGGAGCTGAGTAGTTATTTTGGTACACATCATACTCCATTTGATCAGTTTGGCTCTATGCTGTTTGAAGATTGGGATGAGCAGGAATGGGCTAGGTTTGATCATTACATGATTAACTGTTTAAATTATTACCTTAAGAATGGACTTGTAGAATCTGAGGCTAAGAACTTAGAGCTAAGAAAGTTTATCAATGAGACATCTCAGGATTTTATTGAGTGGGTAAATGGTAAAAATTTAGGATTTGATCAGAGACTAAATAAAGTATCAATGTTTGAAAATTTTATTGCAGAATATACTGATCAAAAAAAGCACTTAACTAATAGGACATTTAATAGATGGTGCAAAAAATATGCAGAATACAATGGTAAGGAGTATGTAGATGGCTCTAGTAATGGAGCTAGATGGTTTGAAATTAGGACTCAAAGAGAGCCTGATATTTGGGATACAGTAAATTATAATTGATATGAGTGAATTAAAGTATTTATATGCTTGTTTAAAAGATGGTACTGTTGTATCTATATCAGATGCTGATAAGAGTCAAGAGTATTATTTATATCCTGGTGAACAAGTAAAACTAATTTTAAGACAGGGACAAGTTTATCAAAAGCATTTTGCTGTAAAGTCTGAAGATTTACTAATAAATGGCAATAGAGTTAGATTTAATTCAATTAACGAAAGTCCTCAGCATTATAATTTTAAAATGAATATATTAAAAGAGGGATATTTTTTATATAAAGAATATAAGATTTTAATAAAAAATGCTAAAGTAGAGCCTAGAATTTTAAACAGCTCATATAGAGCAGATGTATTTGGAGAGTTATTATGTGGCACTCCTTGTATTATTGAAGTTATAAAAACAAGTAAAGTAAGTGAAGTAAAAAAAGAATTTATTAATGAGAATCAAATATTAACTTTTGAAATAATAATAGATAAAGATGGAAATCAAATCATTGAGCAATCTAATTGCTATGGAAACACAGAGCTTGGAGAACTTACAATTAAAATTGCCAAGTCTGAAAAAGAATTTAAATCAAAAGCTAGAGGATTATATAGCCAGCATGAAAGAGAAAAATGGTCCATTGATACAAGAGTTGAAACAGCAATCCGAAATGCAGGAGGAAGCATTCAGGATATACAAAGAGAATATTCTGAAAAAAGAGCCGATTGTGAAAAAAATGTCAGAAGATTTGAAGATTACTATAGAAGAGACACTGAGTGGTTCGAGAGAGCTAGAGATTATCATGGAAGAATTGAAAAAGAAATTACAGATATTACAGCAAAAATTAGAAGTATTGAGAATAAAATCTCAACCAATTCCTGAAAAATATAATCATAAAAAATATTATTCACAATCTGAAATTGATGCTTTGCCAATGATAGAAATAGATCCTTTAACAAATATGTTTAAAAGTAATCCTAATGTAGAAAGACGATGAACAAAGAAAACAAACAGCTACTAAAAGCACTAGAGATTAACTATCTCACCCTAAAGCACCCTACCATGCCATACATTACAGCATCTGATTGGAATGATAACTCTGCAAATGCTCTGACTAAATGTATCATTCACTTTCTAACCTATTCAGGCTTTCAAGCTGAGAGAATTAATACAATGGGAGTCTATAGAGAGGGTAAAAAGATCCAGGTAGGTGAGAACACTAGACAGCTTAAAGGCACTTATACTCCTAGCACAGGTACAAAAGGCTCAGCTGATATATCTGCTACCATTAGAGGTAGGTCAGTTAAGATTGAGGTGAAGTATGGTAAGGATAAGCAGTCAGAAGTGCAAAAAAAATATCAGGAATCAGTAGAAGCTGCAGGAGGTACATACTTTATTGCTAGAAATTTTGATGAATTTATGATATTTTATTTAAAATTCCTTGCAGATATAAAATAATTAACTATCTTTACAGAAATAATTTAAATTTATACACATGGAAACAAAAGAAAAAGCTGTAGTATCAGCACCTGTACTAACTCTGCACCAAAAGCTCCACAAAGCTAAGCAGTCAATCGGCAAAGTAGCTAAGAATGCTACAAATCCACATTTTAAAAAGTCATACTCTGACATCAATGCAATCATTGAGGCAGTAGAGCCTATTCTATTAGAGAATGGTCTACTATTACTACAGCCTATTCAAGGCAATTCAGTATGTACACAGATTATCTGTATAGATTCTAATGAGTCTATTGAGTCATGTATGGAATTACCTGCAGGACTTAATCCTCAGCAAGTCGGATCATGTTTGACATACTACCGTAGGTACACATTGGTAAGCCTTTGTTCTCTTCAATCTATTGATGATGATGCAGCTCTAGCTAGTGTTCCTACTAAGCCTGCTATTACTCCTGAGAGATTTGATGAGGCACTTGTAGCTATCCAGGAGGGAAGATTTACTATACCTAAACTCAAAGCAGCATTTGAGCTAACTGATTTGCAAACTAAAGCAATTATGTTACTATGAAATGGCATCCATCATCACTAGGAAAATTAATGACTACAGCTCGGAGTAAATCTGAGCTGCTTTCTGAGACTACAAAGAGCTACATTAGATCAGTAGCTAAGCAGGATTTTTATGGCTATGACTTAGAGCTAAATAATAAGTACATTCTTAAAGGTATTAATCAGGAGGATGACTCAATCAATCTACTTAACTCAGTAAACTTTACACAGTACACAAAAAACACTGAGAGACTGAATAACGAATGGCTAACAGGTGAAGCTGATATAGTTACTGAGGATACAATTATAGATATTAAGACCTCATGGTCCTTAGAGACTTTCCCTGCTACTCCTGAAGAGGGTATAAATAAAGATTATGAGTGGCAGCTTAGAGCTTACCTTTTTTTATATGATAAGCCATTAGCTCATCTTTGCTATTGCATGGTATCTACTCAAGCTGATTTACTTAATCAATATGAGAATCTATCTCTACATAGAGTAGATCATATACCTGCTGAGAAGAGAATTACTACTATTACCTATGAGAGAGATTTAGAGCTTGAGGAGGAGATTAAGGTGAGACTGCATCACTGCACTGAGTACTATGTGAAGTATATTAATCAATTAAATAACAAATAACATGAGAGATAAATTCTATGAGGCTGCCATGATAGCAGCCATGCAAGCATTAATACAAAATAATCCTGGTATCAGCTGTAAGTATGCAGCTAAAAAAGCTCAGGAGTATGCAGAACAGTTAGCTCTACTGCAGTATGGGGAGTACAATCCTAATCCATTCCCTACTAAAGTATTATGAAAGAGAAAACACTAGCAATAATCCTAACTATAGTAGTCTATGGATTTGCACTTATCGGAGTATATAAATTAATAACAACTATAATATGAATGATTACAAAGTAAAAGGACTTATCAAAGTGATAGGTGAGACTGTACAAGTCAATGACAAATTCTCTAAGAGAGAAGTAGTAATAACAGTAGAAGATGCTAAGTATCCTCAGCATATCACACTACAAGCCACAGGAGATAGAGTATCTTTATTAGATGGCT